CACATACTTGCGGGGGTTTTTCATTTCAAATTGTCCTTGTTTAAAATAAGCCATCAATAGTATTTAACCACTATTAGTAGGCAATCATTCTTTTGACGTGATTTGGTGTTTGTGAAACTGTTATTTTTGATCCAATTTGACTTGTAATAGGTCTATAATGATTTATCAATGTTAAACCTAAATTAGAAAAACTAATTTTATCTTGAGAAGAAGTAAACAATTCATCAAAAGTGATATTTAATGTTTTTACTGCATCAATACACAACAAAGCAAATGCCTTAGAAGATTGATCATTCATTCCACTTGAAGAAAAAATATTGAGTATCCTATCATACTGTGCTGGAGAAATTTGGGTTTGTACGCCGCCATATTGATTTAGTATCAGTGTTGTTACATCAGTTGGATTTAATGACGGTTGAGCATTTTGTATTGCATTAAATACGTTGCCAAACAATGCTACTATATTACTTTCTCCACCTACCCTTGCTACCTGTTTTGTGCTTTCGTTAGACATTAACCAAGTGCTCCTTTAGTTGTATAACTACCTTGATAATTTACACCACCTTTGCCGTTGTCATCATATCTTGTACCGTTTCCGTTTGCATCTTTGGTTATTTTATTATTGTTATCAGTTTTAGCATTAGTACTTGAAAAAGTTGCACCTGCATTTCCTGATGCAAACGCATTACCAGAATAGTTATCACCATGACCTTTGTTATAACCACCACTGCCTATAGCAGATAGACCAGATGCAGGTAATTCTGTTTCACTAGCATTTATTGTTTGTCCTGATGATCCTGAAACTGTTGTTCCTGACCCAAATGTGTTTGAATTTATATTATTTGATGTTTGTGTTGTTAAAGTATTCCAATCATAGTTAGGTTCATATGTGCCTGATCTTCCTTCTATACTACTAGTTGCAAGTGCAGGAGTCGACGGCATTGGTCTACTATTTGCAAATATTTCATCAAAATCAATTGTAACATTTTTAGCAGATGCCATTTCATAATTAAATGTTTCATATACTACTGTTTCATATGCAAATTGCATACCTAATTCAATTGGCCCACTTGCTTCATAAGTTAATACATCATGATCCATTGCAATAATTTTTGGATGAACAAATCTAATTAAATTGTATCTTGATCCGTGTACTAGAAATAAATCTAAACTTTTAATTGGATAAGTTGTATTACTGATGCTTGATTCTAAACCAAAGTTATGTTGATTTATAAAATCATTTTCTAGTGACAGTGAGTTTGGTTGATATAACCCTCTGTTATGTACATCTTGTCCACCATAATCTCTATGCCTGTTTCTACCATCTTTAAGATTTAACTCGTACAAATATCTAAATAATTTGAGTGCGGCATTGTTCATAGTATCATAAAAACGCACACTAACTGGATCATAATCAACACGTCTATATACATTTCTTTTTCTATTGTATTGATTTAAGGTATCATATTGAAAATTTATTTTTGGTCCATCTATTTGTTTTACATTAAAAACTAGCGAACGTCTAACTGCATCTAAAACTTGTGAACGTTGTTGATTAAGATTGTTTGTTTTAGTAGCATTAGAATTATTATTTGATAAATCTGTGTTGGTTTGTAGTTGCTGATCTAATCCTTCAATTTGTGTATCACTAAAAATTGAGTCAAATACATTATTAGAAGCAAATCTAAATGTTGCAAGATATTCAAACTTTTGTCTTGGAACACCTGTCATTAAAGCACCAGGTGTTTGATTAAATGTAAAGTGGTCTGAAGCTCTTGTTGGAGATTGAATGTTTATAGACTGATCTTCTGTTGCTACTGTACCAGAAGTTTCTATTGCTTGTAACTTTGCAAGTACTTCTTTATTTTGAGCTATTAGTTGTGCCGCAGTTTCTGGATCGGCATTTAAGATCTCTTGTTCCGTAGCGATGGACGAAGAAGGTATCTTTGATTCAATAAACTTCTTCGTCCTATCATCAATCTTGCTTGGATCAACACTAGCCATTGCGACCTCCTTATATCAAATTAGATATTAGTGCCACCTGTTTGTGCTAATGGGTTAAGTGGGAATATCTCGCCGCCACCTTGATCAAAGTGTGTTGCATTATCATATCTCAATGTTAAAATAACTTGTACTGGTTCTGAAACCGCATAGTCACCATCTGAGTAGTCAACGTTTTGTAGGAAACAATTTTCTAACACCCATTGCTCTAACTCAGCATCATTAGTACCATCTAAAATTTCAATTCTAGTGTTAAATTTATATGAAAGACCGCTTGTTGGTGCTGTCTGTTCAAAATGGTTTAACTGTTTCTGTACTTGTTGGCCTGCTAACTTTGAAATACTATTTGTAATGTCGTCACGTAAAGTAATTGTTACTGGTTCCCAAGTGTGCTTACCCATCAAGTATGCTACTGAGTTGTACACATGTACCGGTACTTCTTCGTGTGTTACTTTTGGTCTTGTTATGTTCATAACTTGTTGAGTTAAGTCAACTTGTGTAGAACCTAAGTTACCAAATTGTGAAAAACGTACCCTAAAACGATATTTAAGTTTTGGTTGTAAAATACCACCTCTACCAGTTGTACCGTCTATTGGAACACCAAATTTGTTTAATGTAGCCATTGTAATCTCTCCTTACAAATTAATTTGTATTACAGTAGTATTTAGCAAAATATAGGAAATTTTAGAAAAAAGTTTGAACTTAAAGGGTAAAAAAAAGGCTACTGTATCTCTACAGTAGCCTTTTTTGGTGTATTTTGTCTATTAACTATAGCTCATGTTCTCGCCAGTGTTCTTTATTCTGACTGGAACATATATAAATTCTGCCGCTTTTGCTGGCTGAATTGCTATATCAACCCATAATTGATTTGCATCAATACGTGCTGGAGTATTGTTAGATTCATCACAAACTACTAAGAAGTCATATAATGCTCTCTTAGCCGATAAGTCTGATAGGAATCTTTCAAAAGTATCAAGTACTTGATCTCTTGTCATTCTATCATTTAGTTCAAACAAGAATGGTTTTGCAAGTTGATCAAATTGATATCTTAAGTAACAAATCAATCTACCTACGTTTACTCTATCAAGTGCTGATGCTGTTGGGTGTAAAGATTTTTGCCCAAATACTACTAAACCTCTGTTTGGCATATAAGCAATTGGGTTAATTTTAGATGCATATAACGTATCTCTTGAACCTTCACTTAATACAACTGAGTTATATTCACCCGATGTTGCATCAATGTAACCTACTGAAGAAGCATTTGATACTAAGCCTCTTTGATAACCTGCTGGTGCAAACCATTGGAATGCCGCGTTATCATTAAATGCAATAGTTCTTAATGCTACATGCGAAGCCGGAACAACTACGTTGTTGCCTTCTAAGTCAGTTGATAATGCTGAAGGATAGTATACTGCTGAATATGTATATTGTGACACTAATCCATCTTCACCGTTAGTTGTTGCATTTGCTGAGTTTGACGCCCAATTAGCCACTTCTGAAGGAGTTTTTTATCTAAATGGTGCATAAACAATAATAAATGCAGTTTCTTTTTTTGCAGTGTTAAGTGCAATCATTTCATCATAAGTTTCTGGATAACCAGGACAAGCAATCAAGTTAAAGAATCTTGATTCAGCTCTAATTTCATCGTTTGATGTAAATGCACCTTGAAGTGATGTTACAACAACTTGTCTTTGAGCTTTTCTACCCATAAATGGTGATCCGTCTGCTTTGTTGCCTGCCGCATTAATCCAAATTGGACCAATATTTGTGTTATTAACAATATATGATGTTTTGTACTCTTTTACAACATAACCAGATACTCTTGTGTTATATAACAATGTACCTTCAGCATAGTTTGCCGGATCTACTGCATCTGCATCAAATGATGCATATGGTGAACCCCAACCCTGTGCCGCTGTTGTTGTACCAGCTGGATTACCCACTGCATCACCAAACACAATGCCGGAAGCCGATGATTGATCAGTGTTGTCAATTAAAACCCAACTTGATGAAGTTGTATTATATTTGTAAATCATTGGATATGATTCTAATTCGTTTGAATCAATCCAAATGTCACCGTTTTCAAGTGCTGTACCATCTGACTGTGTAGTTGGTTCTGTAGAAACCATTTGTAAGTCTCTTAAACCAGCCGCTTCGCCATTTGGACCTGTATTAACATTTGACGCAGTAAATGTGTCTTTTGAGTTTGCGTATGCAAACCATTTCATAGTACCACCATCATTTTCAGCAATGTATAAGTCTGCTGTTAAATTAGTGTCATACCATAATGTGCCATCTACTGGACTTGATGTTGGTGCAGTTGGTGAACCTTCATACGACAAATCACTCCAAATTGAAGCCATGTGCCAGTATGGTGATGTTCCCATATTGTTTGCAAAACCTAAATCAGTTTCTACATCAACGCCATCAATAGTTCCGTCATCTGTTGTATCTTCTAACCAAATTGCTTTACCATTTGTTCTTTCAAGTTTCAAGTATTCTTTTGTACCTGAACTTGCATCAATAGAAGCTCTAACAGTTAATGTTGCCAAGTTAGCATCGTTGTTGATGCCTGCAACTATTTCAGCAAGTGTTGTAGCATTGCCGGCACCTGCCGCCGCTGTAACTGTTACATCTTGATTACAGATATTAAGTTTTTTACCTGTTGACGAACCATTTTTTGCATTAATACCACTTGATAAGTCTGCTGTCCCAGTAGCCGTTGTTGTAGTTGCAGAACCTCTCAATTTAATTGTGTATTCTACTTCTGGTGATGTGTTGTTTGCTGTTTGGTTTTGACCTGTTTCTATATTATCATTATTCCAATCAGTTGAACCATCATCATCAAATTGTACGTATAACGAATTTGCAGTTGGTGATAAAGCCGCTACTGCATGATCATCGTCAGTGTACAATGGTGCTGATAATGTTGCCCATTGTGATGTTGCTGATGAATAGTATTTTACTACTAGTTTAGCACCACCGCCTACTGCTGTTGTTTTAACCCAAATCGAACCTGTTCGTGGACTAGATGGAGCCGCACCTGTTCCTGGTCTCATATAAACTTGTTGACCTGTAAACGATGCATCACTTAAAGCAGTTGCTTTTGATTCTAACCATTCACCAGTACCAGTTGAACCAACTTGGTGCCATGAACCTGCAATCTTTTCAAAAAGTCTTGCTGGTGTAGTTGATACTACTACAGCAAAATCACCGTTAGTACCATAAGTACCTTTTGGTGTACCTGAGGCATTAACATTTGATGTTGCTTCTGAACTTGGTGTGTCAGTTAATACTGCTGGTGTAATTTTGTTCCAAGCTGAACTTGAATATTGATACACACCCCAATCAGTTGATGTTGTGTCTAACCAATATGTACCGTTTGCTGGTGCTCCTGCTGGAACAGTTGCTGAGCCTGTAAGTTCTGCTAAATTTACATCAGCACGAACTACGTATGCTCTATTTGAAATTCCTAAGTATGAATATGCGGCTAATAAACCGTATTCATTTCTTTCATCTCCTGGTAACATAGTTGAACCAGCAGAATAAAAGTTTGGTGTACCGAATGTTGATAACAGTTCTCTCTGTGAACCGATCAAATACGCTTTACCCACGTTAGCACTTGTTGTACCTACCGCTGTTGAGCCTGTAGAACTTGGATCAGCTTTATTTGATGCTGAAGCCACTACAAACAATGGTACTGTACCTTGTGCCGCGCCGGCGTAAAACGATTCATCAGTTACTGTAACTGCTACACCCGGTGAAACTAAATCTGGCATTGTAATCTCTCCTTCATAATTGTGGCAACATTCTTGTCACCATCATATACTATATTTATTAGAAGTTGGGTAAAAGAGGGTGGTTAAAGCACCATTATTTTTCCCTTTAAAGGGCAGTAAATACATATATGACAGACAATAGACCATTATGTACAAAATGTAAGTCAAGACCTAGAGCCTTTAATTACAAAAAAGGCGATAAGACTTATTATCGTAAAATGTGCGACAAATGTATACGTCTAAGCAAAGGCAAAGGTGTTAGCAACACTGCTACTTGGCAACAGCATGGCTACAAAAAGAAAGCCATATGTGAAAAGTGTGGTTTTAAAGCCAAACATCATGCACAACTAGATGTGTATCACATTGATGGTGATCTACGCAACAGTGCTGTTAATAATCTAAAAACCATATGTGCTAACTGTCAAAGAATCATGACCATGGAAGAATTTAAATGACGTCAAGGTGATTTAATGCCTGATGTTTAAAATGTTTGTGTGGCTTTTTTATCTTTAGATACTTTGGTTAATACTTTAGCAACACTGCTTACTTTGTCAGTCAACTGCTCTAATGTACCATTATTTTCAATTATAAAGTCCACCAGCACACCAGTATGATCCCATTCACTTGCATGTATACCAATATCGCTTAATTGTTGTATAGCAAAATCATTACCTTGCTGTGCTTGTTTGGCTAATTCAGTCCAATGTGGATCGTCACCACGTTTTACTCTAATTGTAAACCCACCCATTTGTTTGATAAAAGCAAGTTCATTTCTAAATCTACAATCTGTGATAATAGTAGGCTTTTGACCGCCGGCAATGTATCTATGCTCTAGACTGTCTAGCCAAATTTTAGGATGAAAATGTTCTCTAAACAATTCTGTACCTACAATTTGCAATGCTAATCTTGGTGTAAAATTTTTAATTTGGAGTTTGTTTGCCCAATAAGGATCAACACATTCTCTAAAATGTCTGCTGTGATCTGTGTCACCTTCTAGTGTTTTTCTAGGCCAATTAAATATGTTTGCTGTGGCATCTTTTAATGGTGCCGCAAAAGAATCTTTTCTATAATCATGCTGAGTTGACAAAATATCTGCAACAGTATTTTTACCGCTACCAATCCAGCCTACTAATCCAATAATCAATTTACCACCTCAATTTTAATTGTGTTGCAATATCTTCGCTGTCAACTTTCACAGTTAATTCATCGCAACCAGCATTTTCCCAATGCCAATCTTTTTCATATTTGTAACCAAGCATACCCAT